GAGATGGGCAACCAATTTAGCAGAATGTTGGAAAAATACCCGATTTCGCCATATTTAGGGAGCAAAGATTCGCTCATTCGCTGGGTAGTTTTCATACACAACAAATACAATGAAATGCTGGGAAAACACGAGATCTCATTGGATGCTGCGATGGCTGCTTATTATGACAATTTTATACCCAAACCTGTCTATTTACATCACCAACTCCGGATGCGCAGATACTGGATACATGTGACATTTATTATGTTGTGTTTTTGTCTCATTTACTGGCTTTATTAACAGAGTATGCTAGTACTTACGCTAGTGCTTATGCGAGTACTTACGCTAGTACACGATATATACCGAACCTAAAATATATAGGACAGCATTATGCGCATTGAAATTATGATAATGTTGGTGACGGGATTCCTCATTGCCAATGTATACACGGACGGCAAATACTGGAAACTCCTACAAACCAACCAAAAATATTACAAAATGGCCGGAATTGCGGTGGGCGGACTCATGATGTACGTATTGTTCAAAAAGTTTCCGTCGAAGGCCCAGGATATTATTCGAGGATCCAATGAGTACATCAAGTATTTGCCCATTGACCGCGAAACCACAAGTATGTTGAGTCCCATCCTTGACTTCACTGCCAAGCAGAATCTGTACAATGATACGGATGATTTGATGTTTCCAGTTACGTCAACGGCGGCTGCGCCGCCAGGGTCAATTGACCGACTCGCCAGGTCTGGTGGCAGCGGAGCCGCCGGTGGCTCAAAAGCAACCAAGCGCTCCGTAAGCGAAACAAAAAAGAAGTTTGTCGCCAGTAGTCAAAACTGGAAATGCGGCGATTGCAGTGAACAGCTCTCAGCATGGTTCGAAGTTGACCACAAAGTCCGACTAGAATATGGCGGAAGCAACCACATCGACAATTTAGTCGCTCTTTGTCGCGAATGCCACGGCCGCAAAACAACGATGGAAAATCTGTAATTTGCCGGATGACGAAGAGAGGCGGTCCGTCAAAAAATAGCATTATATTATAAATGGCGTTTCTAGACAGCGCATATAATGCTATTTCATCAAGCCCAATCATGTTTGGTGCTCTTGCATATCTTTTTATATTGTCTTTTTTCTTGAAAACCAAGTTCGAAAAAAGTCCATGGTTTTATGTGTTGATTATAGTTGTGCCTCTAATATTTAGCATCGGATATGCGTATTCAAAAGAATTGATGGAGATGTTCACTACCTTTTTCTCATGGGGCGCTGCCATTGCATCTCCGAAGAATGTTTTAATAGCTCTGGTGGCATTTGGTGTACTATGGGGTATTAGCAAAGTCCCCATAACCGCCGAAGGTATTTATATCGCGGAATATAGTTTTATGATTCTCGCAATTCTAATTGGCCTTGTTGGATTGTCAATATTGTACAAGATGAATCAGACGTATATTTACAACCTCACTGGCATAACTGGGTTTATTGTGAACTTTATACTTTTCATCCCATGTTTGATATCAGATTTTGTAGAATATTTATACGGCGAGTTTGCCACTACACCCAAAATCGTATACATATTATTTGTGATTGAGCTTATTCTGATTCTCCTCTATTTGTACTTGCCAAAAATAATGAAACAAATGAACGAACGATTTGGTAAAGTAATTGTAGATAAACCAGAGCGCATCAATTTGCGAAAAGACGCGACAAATTACATTGATATGCAGTCCACAGAAGTACCCACAGATTCACAGGAATTAATTCGCTCAAAATTGACAGTGAATGTCCGCAAGAAGTTTGCTATGTCGATGTGGGTTTATATTGTTCCGATGCCGACAAATCATATTCCATACAACAAAGAGGCGACTATCCTAGATTTTGCCTCTCACCCACGCATAGTATATGATGGTTCACAGAGAAACTTTCGCATTTATTATAGTGCGGACAAGAGCGACAAATTTGACGCTCCATTAGAAAAATGGAATAATATTTTTGTCAATTACGACAAGGATACGGTGGATATGTATTTGAACGGCGAATTGAAAACGACTATTCCAAGAAAGGAGCAGATTGGCAAGTTTTTAGTCGGCGATATTTTGACAATCGGACAAGACAATGGTCTCCAAGGTGGGATTGCCAAAGTCGTATATTATGAGAGGCCTCTCTTGTTAGACGAAATCCGCAACGTTTATAGCTACAACAAAGACTTGGTCGGAATAGAGTAGACCCGCACAATAAATATATCTAAACAACATATACATATGTTATTTGGAGGAGAACCCATCGATAAAGCATACCCCGAAGTAAAAGAATCCATACCCGCATCACATTTAGGATATCATACAAATAATCGTTATGATGGATTTCCGCCTCTCATGAGTGATGGCAGGTCAATTATGGCGAGCGCTCGTTCCGAGACATTACTCCACAACACGATTCTGAAACAGCTCACTGGCAATACTACCAATACCAGTATTAACAATGCCCAGTATCGCGAATACATGGTGAAGAACGCGCGGAAAATCATGGAGACGGATTTTCGCAATGCGAGTAATGATGTTGGATACTATGAGAGGTTTTCCGACCATATTCGCGCGGACCAGGCACCGACAGCGTCGGGTTCACCATATACGTATTCAAGTACTGAAGACCGGGCGAGACCACTGGGATATTCGGACAGTGATTTGAAGTCGATTTACTTGACAAGAGAGGAATTGGATGCGCGCCGAATGACGGCAACAATTGTGCCGCGCAAATAATATGGCTTACCATATATAGATGGCACAAAGACGCAAGAGTATTCGACGTAAAAGTCTTCGACACAAAAGTCTTCGACGCAAAAGTCTTCGACGCAAAAACCGGACAACCTTGAAGAGAGGGGACTTGAAGAGAGGGGGAGTAACCCCTGATATTTCAACTGCTTCTAAAAAAAGAAGTTATTCCCAAATCGAGCCATCATCTGATGAAGCATCTTTTCCTAGAACGGAAGAACAGTGGGACAAAGCATTCAAATATGAGAAATCGTTAGCAAATCGAGAAAGAACCGAACGAGTTTCACAAGCATCTCGAAAAGAAAAACTAGAAAAACATATGCGTCGTATACCTGAAATTATCCATACGTATGGAGCGAGAGATATACAGGATAATGTACGTAATGGACCATATATTATACTTACAAAACCTAATAATCAATATTATTTTGACATTCTAGGTATACCTTTGAAAAGAGCATGTTCAATTAGTAATGCTGAATTAAAAGCAAAGTATGAAGATATAATAAATCATAACCATTTACATAAAGGACTACAAAAGTTTGTAGATGATGCAAAAAATAAACTTTATAATCAAGATTTAAGAAAACATTTTGCAAATGAAATCCCGTGGCAAGAACATCAATTGAAGGTTAGAGAATATGAGAAAAACCAAGCCAAGTTTTTATCTAATCCTGGAAGTTTCCCAGAAGGTTTTTTTCCAGTGGAACCATCGCCATATGAACATAAAACACTATGCTAGACAAAGACTTATGTAATTATATACCATAAAATATAAAAACAAAAACACATATTCTCAAAAATATGTAGACACTTTATATATGCCTCCAAAGCTCTCGTTAACAATGTCGGAATTGAACCCAGGCAAAGCCAAAATTGATGACTTTATACGTACTCTCCCGCGCGTGATTCCAAGATTTGAATCCCATCAAATACCACGTGCGTCTAATATAAGATTTCCTCCAAGTGCGTTTGGTACAGGATATATATCAGAAGATGGCCAACATGCTGTCAAAATTATGAATCTTGGACCACGTATTGAAAAAACGTCCGTTGATAATATCATTGAATCATTGAAAAGTGAATTGCGTAATTACTACGCAATTACGCAAGTATGTGCCAATTATTTTTGTAAATTGGTCGGGTATCATTATGACATAGTCAATACTACTTTAATAATTGTAATGGAAAATTGCGGGACGGATTTATTTGACATTTATAGTAGTGAATCTATACCAGACAAAAAAACGCAAATAAACCATATTGGTCAAATTATTGATGTAATAGAATGCTTACATCAAAATTGGTTTGTACATTTTGATATAAAACCGGAAAATGTCGTTTTACATGATGGTAGAATTAAACTTATTGATGCTGGGTCATTAACATATGTTAATAATATTAATAATATTGTTTATGTTAGAGGGACAAACTTCTATATGGCTCCAGAGTTACAAGACAAAACAACAATAGCAAATAGTGTTGGTTTGTTATCAACCGATATTTATTCACTAGGTATATTATTTTTGTTCATGATTATACCACCCGGTGATTTTAGAGAACAATTATTTAAAAAAATGAAACAACATAAGTTTTCTGATAATATTGGTGATTCTGTTAAAGATATTAAAAAATTGTTGGAAAGTATTTTTGGAGAAGCTATAGAGTTTAAACACTTTTTCGGTGAACCGGTTGAAAGATTAACAATACAACAATTAAAGTCTATGTATGAGCAGACACATGAACGAAAGCGAAAGCTAGACCAAATGACATCAGGTGGAATAAATATTCGTAAGACTCATAAACGTAGGTTATATAAACGCAAGTTATATAAACGTAGGTCAAATAAACGCCAGCGCAAAAGCAAAAGCAAAAGCAAAAGCAAAAGCAATAAATAACTTACTACACTCATACATATTTTATCAAATAAAATATTTATTTTCGGCGTTTCTTAGTGTCGAGTTTCTTAGTGTCGAGTTTCTTAGTGTCGAGTTTCTTAGTGTCGAGTTTCTTCTTAGAACTCCGTTTATTAGTAATCCGTTTCTTACCACCAAACAAACCTCTCTTGACACCCACATGTTCTTGTTCAATTCTATAAATATTTTCCAAGATAGACTGGTTTATATTGCTTGCGCAACTGCGACAAGTATAATCCATTATATTGACATATCGGACACCCAATAATCGAAAAAAATTATACAGTTGTGATAATGAGAGGGTTGAGACACGGGTTGCTTTACCAGTAAACCCCAAACATGTTTGTGCCTCTTTTACCATTGTTTTTTGCTTCAATTCACCTAATAATTGCCCCAATTCACCTAATAATTGCCCCAATTCACCTAATAATTGCCCCAATTCACCCAATAATTGTTTTAGCCCATCTTTGTAGATTAAATTGAACATTGTGAAATCAAATCGTCGAAACCTCTCATCATACGGGTCAAATATTGACTCATAGTGAACAGACCCGTCATTATTTGTTATTTTTACACTAACATTGACAACGTGTACACCGAGTGTAGGATATTTTGCTTGAACCGGTTTAGGGAGTGAAGATAGTTTTTCATTGGGTGTATCTTCATAGAATCCAAACTCTTTTTCAAATAAAAACGTACTTAGTCCAGATGACCTTTGTAGAAAACGGTCATTGGCTGCCTTGGCAGAGGTATCTGTTTTTTTGCTAATACCTTCGTGAAAGCCTCTCACTCTATCAGAATAAACTGGTTTCATGTCATCAATATATTTGTCGATAACATGCTCTGTTCCACGAATGAACTCCGTTCTAGAAAAACGACCGCGAACATCACGTATTATATCTTCATTTTCAAGTATATTTCCAACACTTATTATACCAGGAACACAGGCTCTACTATAAACCCGCACATTGTTTTTATAATAATCTGCTAAATCGTCTGTTAGAGGCGTGTCAAAGTCTTCGCATCCGTGACCAAATATTGCGATTGACATAATGATATCTTTGGACAAAGCCGAAGGCAAACCTGTGGTCAAACTTGTGAGTAAAGCTTTTGCAGAAGCCGTAGGCAAACCAGAAGCCGAAGGCAAACCAGAAGCCGTAGGCAAACCAGAAGCCGTAGGCAAACCAGAAGCCGTAGGCAAACCAGAAGCCGAAGGCAAACCAGAAGCCGTAGGCAAACCAGAAGCCGAAGGCAAACCTGTGGTCAAAACCGTAGGCAGAGCTTCCCTTTTCGCTTCCCTTTTCGCGCGAATCCGTTCTATTCGGGCTCGTTGTTTCTCTGTAAGAGAGGGATCATTTATTGGATCCATAATTATAAACAATATATATTACCACATGTTTTTTGGTATAACCAATACATATTTTATTTGGTAAAATGTGTATGCCTCTCTCTCTTTCATCTATATTATTAATACTTGGACCACTTCTCATTATTGAACCCACTTAATACCAAAAATTTATCCTTGTTCTCTTTCCAAAATTGGACTTTCTTTTCCAATTCAATTTCCTCTTTACTTCGCGGAACAAGATTATTCTTCTTGGCATTCATTAACGCAGTATCAGCCGCCGACATTTGGGGTCTAACTCCATAACAATTCACACCCAATCTCACATTGGGATTCTCGAAATAGCCTCCATTGACACCCGGTCTTCCTAAATCATGTTCGTGTCCTTTGATTCCTTGAAGTCTCGCCCACGTCTCCTTCTGCGTAGGAAAGTACGCATGTTGGCCTTCACTCCAGCCATAACTCGTCCATTCTGCTCCACCCATATAGGATGCCTCTATTTCATCATAAGTTGCCAATCTAGACCCCATCGATCGACAAACTGCCTTGGCATCATCATATGTATAGAGGTTGTTCGATACGTTGAAAACCTCTTCCTTGATTGTAGTCTCGTCATCTTCGGATACATTTTTTATAGTCTTCGGCTTCGTCTTCGTCTTCGTCTTGAATAAACTCTCCTCTCCAAATATCACAGCCACAATATCAATTTGGAATATGTATTTGAAAACCTGTATAGGAATCAAAACTGTCAAAAATAGGTAAGCAATTGATTCTAAAAATCCGATCGACCATGGTTTCATTTCTGGTCCCACCGGGATTCCAAACAGGGTAATTCCAATTTTTAATAATACTAGAAACCCAGCCACCTCTAATATCGAGTACGAATTATTCAAATATTTGCGCGTAGATTCTGTCATGTCCGACCAAAATGTTTCCTGTTCTTTTGCGCTCAGAGAATAGTAGTATAATACACCGATCCCTGATAAAACGACAAGAAATACCACATCCACAAAACTGGCCTTTGTTTGATGGGCGTCTTCATCAAAAAACAGATTTATAAATGCGTAAATAATAAAATAAGTTGCTAAAAACCCCAATGTTATTAATGTCGTATTTGTATCAAAATAATTGTCTGCCGGATCGGGCATTTTTTTATCCGATGATGACATTCGTATATTACTTCCAGTGAAAATATTATGACACGATTCGGTAAAATAAACAATATGCGTGCGGACTGACAATAGAGGTGGCGGGGTCCTCTATTATTGAGACCTTATCATCATTATAATATATCCATTTGTTGGCCGATTCGTTTTTCACAAACGCCGTATAATGTCCACCCGAGGGTCCACCAATATGATTACAAACCGCGTACAAATTATACACATATTTATTGGCGCGATATCCCTCTACATACTTGGATAGGTCAAGTGAAGTCAGAGGGAAATCAATCACGTCATTGATGCGGCCGATCTGAAATCCGCGCGTTTCAAACCGTTTGAGCGTGATGATTAGCACGGGTGGCAATGACCAAAACAGGGTGCGTTTTTCCACAACCTCTTTATTGCCTGTTTTTTCATTGAACCACATATTGTCACCGGTCAGGAGTTCGGGTGCCACGAATAACTCGAAACAATCGAGTAAGGTTATAGTATTGTTATTGGCGCTAGGTCTCGGAATCGGCAAATCTACCATAAAATATTGCTCTGGTTTTTGAGAATGTACCGTAGAAGTTGGTGAAGACACCGTAGAAGTTGGTGAAGACACCGACTTTATCTCCGTCACCGATATGCCATAGAACAGTTCCATGATTTCCGAATAATCTTTTGAATATGATGACGACAACATTTGATAACAATTGATTGCGAGTGTATCTGTATTTGTCCGCGGTTTGCCACTAATATTCACCTTCACTGGTCGCGCAATCGCATTGTGAAAACAATTCAAGATGAACCGCAAGAATTCACTCACATCATTTTGCGCAAATCCGGTAAATACATCCACGTCTTTTTTTTGCGCAATTTCATGGACGGCCGAGACAAACCGAATAGGTTTCACAACACCATTTCCCGACCACATTAATTGAACGAGCTGTTTCCATTCATTGAATATGCGGACATCAAGTGAATTATTGGTCATTTTTGCCTGGACCGCGGGTTTATCAAATTGTGCGTGGATTTCATAGGTATGTGAGAGGACTTGTAAACATGAATTAAGAAAACATGTATTGCCAAGGTTTGTCAATCCGGTGAATCCGTTTGTCTTATAATTCACGGAAGAAATATTCATTGAAAAAATATATATATAGAAAAATAGCAAAACTCTTTATACCTTTCATCTTTATTATGGATGGTTCAAACAATATATATGACATTTTGAGAGATTTACAAAATAATCAGCGACGGTATTTACAGGTTGTTTCAGATGCGCTTGAAATTATAAATACGCAAAGCAGTAGTGGTGGATTCAGACGCAGTTTGAATAACTATAGTAGAGGGACAACAGCAGCAGCACCAGCAGCACCCATAGAAGACACAATGTCATTTGAGTTTGTATCATTTTTGAATCCTGCCTCTATTTTATCATTGTTACGTGATGTTTCTGGACAAACATTGTTGCGTGATGTTTCTGGTCAAACATTGTTGCGTGATGTTTCTGGACAAACTGGTGGTGTTTCAACACAACTTGATATATCAAACAATACAACTATTTATGCGCAACCTCTGTTGCCAGAACCGGTAACTTGTCCGATAACATTAGAACCAATAGAGGTTGGTGCGAATGTTATGAAAATAACGCAATGTGGACATGTATTCAAAGAAGCCGCACTAAGAAGATGGTTTCAGCGTGATTTAAGATGTCCTGTTTGTAGAGGAAGCATTTAGTTTTTGAATCTCTTCGTTAAAATCTATAATATCAATTTTAAATAATATCCACATAATGACATATCGAATATTATTATATGTGGTTGTATCGCCATTTTTGTAAATACTTGAATATTTTGTGTTGTTATTGTCTACAGCATCCATTAATTTCTCTACCATTTTGTCGTCAATTAAATCATAAACGCTAGCTCGATGTTTGTACATTAACACGCGTAATTCATTCATATTGTCATTGTTTATTTCATTCTCGTCTTTTAGTTGCTTCTTAAAAATTCTTGAAAGGATAGTTAAAAATGTACTAGGATTGTAAGAATCAGTGTTTACTTCTTTTGGCCAAAGTGTCGCTTTGTTAAAATCTTTTTGTATTTCTTCTGAATTTGGTTCTTCATATTTTGGTTCTTTTGATTTTGATTCTACAGATGGTCCATTTGCTCCTCCTTTTAGCCCAGGACTTGGAAAATATTTTTTTAAAAACGTGTTAAAGCTATTGCCTGTTCCTGCTGGTAATTCGCTATCCAGCTGATTATACAAGTTTGCCTGTTCTTCTTCCATATAATTATTCAATACTAGATGAACCGTTCCTGATTTAATTTTACTTTTATCATCTTCCATTCCAAATAACTTACGGTTGGCATATGTTGCTTCATTAAGACGGAGTAGCCACGGGGACTTCACAGATGGAACAAACCTGTCACGGTCAAACAACGCCTTATTATTACTACTCGGCATTATTGTTGAATCAGCATATCCATCTGGCTGCGTTGTTCTTATTGCCTTTAAAACCATACCTCCGCGTTTATATGTTTTTCGTTTGCGATGCCTTCTTTTTTTCCGTGTTGGCATATATATTATATACCAATACGATTATGCCGGTCTATTAAAATATTTGCGCCGATAACGTGTCATTGCCTTGTCCGATATATTGCCTCTCAATACCATCTCCAACATCTTGTCAAAATTATGGAGCATTTCAATGATGAAATGAATAGAATACACACCACATTCGGTATTTTTCTTCTGATGTTCTTTTTTAGACGCAATAAATTGATACTCGCTATCCTGTTTTTGAATCAGCTTCGCAAATCGCCGGATTTCCTTGGGAACCCCGCCATTGGCACTATCAAAATACACGATTGTTTTCTTGGGTACACTAATAAATATGGAAACCCAATGTGAACCGGGTTCATCATGTTTATCTAAATTGAAAACTGCCGCGAATCTGAGTTTACCTCTATTGCCAGCCGATGCCAAATCAAACTTACACAACATATCTTCGACGCATGTTCCGTGCGTTTTGTCAACAATAAAATCATAATCAATAGAGGTAGTGCCTAAATATTCAAAGTCCGCGTATTTTTGCTGATACTGTGCCATTACTTTGTCTATGTCAATATTGGTCAACCATTCGAGCGGGTTCTTAATCCATTCTGGTGGATGGTCGGGAGCAAATAATTGGTCTTGTACCATATTGCGTTTGACAACGTCGTCAATTTCGCTGAGCCAGCACCTCTCATCTTCACATTGAAGTCGCATTTTGAGTTCGTACCAGATAAGTGCCGGCTTTTCGGCAATAATTTGATTGGTTGGGTGGTCTTTATTGTATTCGTCGCGCAATAATAGAAGCGCCTCTATTGTCATACATGAATGCGGAATTGGCGTTTTTACGGACGGATTACAATTGAGCGATTTTATTTTGCGGCGTTTTATTGTTTTACGTGCCACGCGCATATTCTATATATTTGACAAATAAGTATTTGACAAATATGTATATAATAAAAAACAAGAAGGTCTTAAGTGAATGCTTAGTATGTGGAGCATTTACTTCTTGGCAATTACCTTCTTGATAACCTTCTTTTGCTCCGCAGGGGCAGCAGGGGCAGCAGCAACAGTCTCAACAACCTTTGGTACCTCGACAACCTTGGGTACCTCAACAACCTTGGGCTCCTCCTCCTCCTCATCACTGTCTTCCACTTGCGCTGCTTGGACAGCTACCTGAACAGCAGGTGGCGCAACAACCTTCTTCACTATAGAAGCAGCTGCCTTAGGCGCTTCGACCTTATTTGAGGCCTTGCTCGGTGCCGGAATATCCTCAATATCCTCGGCGGGTTCACTGCCATTCTCAATAGCAGAGCGGTCCTCCTCCGACAAATTAATGTGGCAAGTTCCAAATACAGAAGCAACCTCCTTGGGCTTGACAACGCACTGAACAAGCTTCCAGGTTAATCCCCATCCCTTGCCTCCAATCCAGATTCCACCGCACTGAATCACACAAGCAACGTTACTGAGCTTGGGTACAAAGTGCGCAGGAGTGAGCTCCTCATTCTCACAAGGGAAAAGCAGATTGCGATTTACATCATAAATCTCCACATTCCATCTACCATCTCTCTCGTAAAATGGCACCTTGGCACTAATACTGGGACTCTTGGTCAAATCCGACTTCTTGGTTCCCTTGACCTTGGGATACTTCAAAACAGGGAAGAAGGTGTGCTTCAAAATGCCCTGCTCTAATTGCTCGCCCCACCACATCTCGGAATTCTTCACGGCGGCATCAATTACCGCACTCTCAAATGCCTTCATCTTCTCCAAGAAAGCATCCGTGTTCTTATTGGAAAATCCCTCGTTGGGGAATGTGAGCGAAATACTGTGCTTTCCATCACTTACTCCAGTATTGGGGTCAATGAAATCACTGATTCCCCAAGTAGTCATAAGAGGAGTCGTAATGTGTAGAGATCGATTGGTTTGGGTACTGATTAAATTAATGGACTTTCCACCCTTGTCATTGACCTTGGGAGGCATGAACTTGAACGCATCGGCGGTCCAGGTGGTGTTATCTAATACAATTGGTTGGGCTTTGGCGGTCATCTTGGTATATGTTATTATTGGGGGAATCTTTATATTAGTTTGATTAATCATTTATGTGTTTTCAATTTTTTGGCTCGTATGTCAGTGTGTTGTTGTGTTTGGTTTAAGACATTGACATTTGTGGGTCATACATTTTGAGGGTCATACATTTTGAGGGTCATACATTTTGAGGGTCATACATTTTGAGGGTCATACATTTTGGGGGTCATACATTTATACAAGGGTATAAAAACATTGTATAATTACAATTTATAATGCTCTCTAAAATGGCACGACCTCAACCAGATTTACACGCAGATTTAACAAAATGTAAATTGCCCGAACTA